GTTACAATCACGCACATCCGAACCCGACGCACATGGAAGCATATCGATGGCTAGCATGACCAGCGCGGCAACGCTGCACGTAATCTCGGAAGACCGGGCTTTAGCGAGCGCGATGGTTTTCCCTCACAGGCATCCCCAGGCGTCACCGCCAGCGCACGTGGAGGTGATGGACCTGTGGCGGTCACAAGACGAGTTCGTGCAGATCGAGATGTTTCGCGAGGGCGGCAAGTCCACGTTGTCCGAGGAGTTCTTGTTGCTGGAAGCGTGTTTCCAGAACTTCGGGTATTGCATCATCCTGGGCGAAACCTACACGAAAGCCTGCCAGCGCCTGGAGGCAATCAAGTTCGAAGCGTTGAAGAACATGAAGTTGCTTGCGCTGTTCGGGAAGTTGCGCGTGGCGGGCAACGTGTGGAACGAGAACCAGATCGAACTCGCCAACGGCGTGATGATTGAGGCGCACGGGTGGGAAGAGGAAATACGCGGCTTCAAGTGGCACGACTTGCGGCCCGACCGTTGCTACCTCGATGACGTTGAGAACAAGGAGCGCGTGAAGACGAAGGAAGCGGTGGACGCTTCCATGCGCAAGATCTATCTTGAACTAATGCCCGCGATGGACAAGGAGAAGGGGAAGATCCGGGTCACCGGAACCCCGTTGGCCGAAGACTGCATGATTGTGCGTTTGCGCCAGAATCCCGATTGGACATCGAGAAGCTTCCCGATCTGCAACGGGGATATCGATGACCCGGCAACCGTCGCGTTGTGGCCGGAGCGCTACCCGATGGAGTGGATCAGGAAAAAGCGCGACCAGGCGGAGCGCGCGGGGCAGCTTCGCGGCTTCTTGCAGGAGTACATGCTGATGGCGATCGGGAGCACCGATAAGCCTTTTGAAGCCGAACACATTCATGAGGTGGCAATTGACCCGGCGCCGTGGTTACCGAAAGTGCATATTGTCGATCCTGCTCGTACCGCTAACATTGGGAAGTCTGATCGGACTGGACGTGTGGTTGTTTCCCGCCTCGGTACCAAGATCCTCGTGCACGCAAGCTCCGGCCAGTACTGGAAGCCCGACGAGATCATCGCGGATGCTTTTGAGACCTCCCGCCGATATGACGGCGCAACGGTTGCGATTGAGAAGAATTCTCTAGACGAGTGGTTGATGCAGCCGATGCGCGCGGAGATGCTCAGAAGAGGCGAGAGTTTGCCGCTGAAGGCGCTTCAGGCACCGCAAGACCGCAGCAAGGAAGCTTTCATCATGGGCTTGCAACCGTTCTTCGAAGCAGGCGACATCGTGTTGGTAGGCGGGCGCGGCGCGCATGCGCAACTGGTCGCGGAGATCCTGAACTTCCCTTCGGGCAAGCGGGACATCTTGAACGCGCTGGCGTACGCCCAGCGGGTATTCTCGGGGACGGTGGTTTATGAAGATTTCGGGCAAGCCAATCTCACCAGCGAGTACGAACCCAGCCAACGCGACGCGCTTGCTATTTGCTTCAATGCGTCGGGCAACGAAACTACGGCTGTTCTGGTGTCGGTGGAGGGGGAGCGTCTTGTGGCTGTCGCTGACTGGATATCACCTGTACCGCCATCACAAGCCGTACCAGACATTATGCAACTCGTGCGCGCGGCATTCCCGCGAGCTCGTTCGGTGGCCTGGCTCCCGGCGTATGTGATGGACCAGCAGGACCGCATGCCGCTGATGGCGGCGTTGCGCGCGGCGAAGCTCAACCCGATGCGCGGAGCGTATTCCACGATGGCGCGCGGCGCACTGAGCCCGATGATTCGCACCGAGATGAAGGGGCGGCGGCTGTTCCTGGTCGACAGCAACGCGAGGCACACGATGAACGCGATGGCCGGGGGTTACAACCTGCCCACGATGAAGAACGGCCAGCAAAGCGGGGAACCGGAGCGCGGGCCGCACAGGACGCTGATAGAGGGTTTGGAGGCTGCGGCGTTCGTAATTTGCTCTAGTGCTGGAAATTCGCTTCCAGATGAGTTACATTCGGCCACAAACCCTCAGGGGTCTCGATATTTTACGTCTCTACCAGGGAGAAAATGATCATGGGTGTTTCCCGCAAACCGATTACGCCGAAGTCCCCCTCGCAAAACCCCGTGTCCTTCTACAAGGGCAAAGAGCAAGGCGGCGCCGAAGGCAAGCCTGAGAAAGTGGGCGAGAAGCTCGTGGGCGGCCCCATGAGGGAAGTAATGCGCCGCAAGGGGCTGTAAGGTGGAAAACAAGAAAGGCCGGATGAACCGGGTTTATACGGCCCCCGGTAAGAAGGCTTCGGAAGCGGTCATCAAAGGCGGCGGTAAGGCGACCGATCCGGCGATGAAGAAAAGCGCACCGCCGAAGACTCCACGCATGGGCGGCTGACGTGGCGCACCGCGAACCGAAAGACGCGAAGATGAGCGAGTCGGGCGCGAAGGACGTGCGCAAGACTCCGGGCAAAGGTAGCAAGATGCCGCCGATGCCCGCTGCGAAAACGTCGACGAAACCCAAAATGAAGAAGGGGTGGTAATGGTTACGAAGAAAGACAAGCGCGGCAACAACGGGCGCAACTGGTCGGAGTCGGTCGAATTGCGCCTGGGCAACCCCTACGGCGGCAAGAAGACGGACACAACCTACGGTCGCACTTCCAAGAAGCCTGAGGAAGACGATCGCCCCGCGCGCACTCCAGGTGACCGCAACAGCGGCACGTCTCTCGCGCGCAAGCTGGCCGGCAAGGTCATTGGGTAATGAGCGCAGAGTCTAAGGTGACGAGTATCCGCGACAGAGATCCGCTCACGGGTCTTTTGCAGGACGAGCTTTACGCCGTTATTTGCCAAGGGCGCTTTGATCATCTGTCAATTGCGCAGACAGTGGGCGTACTTGAATTCCTAAAATGGAACCTGATTAATCGGTCGGACTGCTGATGGCGCGCAAGAAAAAGGAAGTCAAGAAAGACGAAACGCCCGTAATCGAAACAGTCGATTCACGGGCGATTGACGCTGAACGCACGGGCGAAGAGATCGAGAATTGGGCGGAAGACCAGGGCTCCGACGCCTATATCGACGCCTGCAAGCTCTATCCGAAGATCCAGAAGTGCTACGAGAACAAGCAACAGCAATCCGACTGGGTGGAAGAGTACTGGAATATATACAATGCGCGCCCCGACGAGAATCAGCAGTATTCTGGCAACAGCCAATGTTATATTCCAGCCGTCCGGGATGCCATCAACGCGCGCTGCAAGCGCACCCTGGCTACTTTATTTCCCGCTAACTATAAACACGTTGATGCGGTGGGACCGGCTAGCGTTACCCCCTTTCCGACTCTTGCCTTACTCGAACATTACATCCGTAAGACCAATCTCAAAGACATCGTTCGTGCCGACCTGCTGTCTGGAGATGTGACCGGGCAGTGGATTCTCTACGTAGACTGGACGCGCACGACGCGCCAGATTACCGAACTCGTCAAGAAGCCGCCGATCCTCTCCGACGAGGAAGCGGGCGTTGAGGCTGAAGACATCACGGTCGATGAAGAGTGGGATCTCGAAGAGAAAGAGATCGTTGACGAGATGCCGGACATTTGCCCGCTGGCGGTGGATGACGTGGCGGTGTACCCGCCGACCGTGAACGATATTGAAAAGGCGACCGCGACCGCGGTGCGCTTGCGCCTGACCAAAGACTCTGTGCAGCAGTTCATTGACGAGGGTGTCTTCGTCGGATGGGGCGCGCAGGAGATCATGGACAACCTGAACGAGCCTGACGGCGGGCGCCAGAAGCGCGTACCGACCAAGCGCCGTACCGCCGACGCGGGCGTGCGCACAGAAGGGACGTACAAATACGCGCTGATTTATGAAGTTCACACGAATCTGGAACTGGAAGAAGGCAAGGGCAAAGAGCCCTGCTTCGTCTACTACGCCGGTCCTGAAGTCATTCTTGGCATTATCCGCAACCCATTTTGGTCTAAAAAGCGCCCCCTTATCATGGCGCCGGTTGAACGCATCCAAGGCACGATCTACGGTATAAGCCGGGTTGAGCCTGTCAAGTACCTCCAATGGAACCTGAACGACTACTGGAACATGGGCCAAGACAGTGCGCAGTACGCGCTTCTGCCCATCGTGATGACCGACCCGCTTGCAAACCCGAACTATCAATCGATGGTGATGGGCCTGGCGGCGGTGTGGCTGACGAACCCGAATACGACATCGTTTGCGCAATTCCCGGCGATCTACAAGGATGCCGTGGGCCTGTGCAACGCCATCAAGTCGCAGATCCAGGAATCGATGGATGTGAACGACGCGATGCTAGGCAAAGCGCCACCGGGCAAGAAGAACCAGGCCCAAGCCGCCGCGCAAGCGCAGTCGCAGGAGTCGAATATCATCGACCACGCCAAGCGGTATGAGGGCGTGATGCTGAACCCGTTGCTTGAGCGCATGTTCGAACTCGATCGTCAGTTCCGCACAAAGGAATTGACCGTGGTCACGATGGGCGAAGTCGGGGCGCGCGCCAAGCAGGAAGAGATTCCTGTCCAGGCGTTCAGCGAGCGTTACTTCTTCCGCTGGTGCGGCACGGCCTATCAGACCGGCATGCAGCGCATGCAGCAAATGATCGCGTGGATGAACGTGCTGCGCGGTGTGCCGCCGCAACAGCTTGACGGACGCCGGCTGAACGTCGGCCCGATCCTTGAGATGGGTACCGAGCAGATCTTCGG